TGCTGCTGAGGCCACTGCTACTGCCTATGCGTACACTGAGTACAAGGGCTTGTCTAATAAGAACGCTAAAGGCAAGATCAATATCATTGTAGACTTCTTGACATGGGTTGATGCTGGCGCTCCTGCTCCTGAATCAGCTGAAGAACTTGCAATATCTGATGCAGTAACTGGAGAGGCCGTAGAGACTGTAGCAGACCTTGATGAAGGTGATGATGAGTCTTGGATGAATGCCTAAGTAGTACTTTGCCCTGCCTTTCGAGGTGGGGTAAGTTTTCTTACTTAAGTTATTATGAGTATGTTTAATTAAGAGGATTTGATCATGTGGCAGAAAAACGCATTAGACGAAAGAGAATTACAAGTTGGACATCAGATTATCACAACCTTGTCAGATGTATTGTCAGACACTGAACTGTTCCCCGGCACTAGCCGCTTCAGAGCTTCCAAGAAATTTGCTGGTATCACTGGCGTGGATCTGGAAAGCGGCTTAGTAGAGATACAGATCTCAGACCAGAAGAGTACTAAGATGAAGTTTGGCAAGTACTTACACGGTCGTGGATTTGATGCTGATACATGCCGAGAGGCTTCCAGTAGGTTGAGAGCTTCTGTTGAGATGGTTAAAGGTGCTAAGCTGTTATTTACAGAGAACGGTGATGAGGCTGTTGATGTATATAAGAATGGCCCATACTCTTGCATGGCACATTGTGAGTCTATACGTGCATATGATTCTGTTGATATCTGCGTAGCTTATGTAAAGATAGATGATCGTATTGTGGCCAGAACCTTAGTATCTTGTAATCAAGAGGAAAAGATCTGGATGTCCATATACGGTAATAATGATATTATCAGGCCATTACTAGATGCAGCAGGTTACGTGTCAGGTAGCTTTCAAGGTTTGACTATTGCAGCTATTGAGCATCGTGACTCGTACTACGCACCATACCGTGATGATGATTTAGGCTACATAGTAGCTGGTGATCGTATGGTAATCTCTTGCAGAGGTGATGGTGGTCAGAGTACTGATGGAGTGCTTGGACGTTCTTGTGAGCGTTGTGGTGAGGTTGGTCATGAAGATGAGATGTACTGGTCAGATTACCATGAGGAACAGATGTGTCTAGATTGTCACAGTGATCTTCATGTCTACGTAGATTACTTAGGCGATTCTGTTGCGACTGAGGATGAGAACATTGTCTGCATCAATCATGACTACTACCATGTTGAGGATTATGAAACTATATGCTACTCAGAGTATGAATGTCACTGGATACTACGGGAGGATGCAACCTTCTCAGATTATGATGAGGACTATTTCCTTACTTATGATGTAGTGGAAGCCATTACTAAGCTGGATGGAGAGCCTGAAATATGTCACCCTAGCAACTGCGTACAACTCGAAAATGAGGAAGGCGAAGAAGTCTGGGTACATGATGATATTGCATCAGACTATGAGGAGTGGGTTATAGAACATATCAAGCAACTTAAACTAGAATTTGCGGAGAGTTAATATGTGGACAGCAATCGGAAGTTTCTTCTCAGGTCTAGTAGCACCTGTAGCGACCTACTTCACTGAAGGTCAGAAGATCAAAGCTGCTAAGTCAGAACGTAAGGATGAGTTGTCAAAGCTCAGCCTAGAAACTAAACTGGAGTCTATCCGTAAAGGGGAAGACGCTGATATTCAAATGGATGCTAATGCTAACGGGAGAATTCCATGGGCAGACGACCTATCCTTCTTATTGTGGCTGTTACCTGTGCCATTGGCCTTCTTACCCTCATGCGTACCTCACATACAAGCAGGGTTCCAAGTACTGTCAACGATGCCCGAGTGGTACATGTACAGTCTGGGAATGATGTTAATAAGCGTGTGGGGATACCGCAGGTTAGTAATACCAGTCATAGAAGTAGTAGTAAAAGCCTACGCAAAGAAACTGTAACTAAACAATTAACTGAGCAACAGCTCTTGGAGATTTACGTGAAGACTATTAAAGACGTACTAGCATTTGAAGAAGGTCTACGCCTTATCCCTTACCTATGCTCAGAAGGCTATGTAACAATCGGATACGGCACTGTACTGTATGCTAAGAAGGGAATGAACCCTAACGATTTCCCTCTACGGATCAATGAAGATACTGCATATCTCTGGCTTGAGAAAGATGTGGAGAAGGTGGCAACTCGCTTACGTACTGGTCGTAAGGCTAATATCTTCAACCGAATGAACACTGAGCGTCAGACTATCCTGATCTCTATGGCTTATCAAATGGGCTATTCAGGTCTTATGGGCTTTACTAAGATGTGGACAGCACTTCGTAAAGGTCAATGGTTCGAGGCCAGCATACAGGCTAAGGATTCGTTATGGTATCGTCAGACTCCTCAGCGAGCTTCACGACATGCCCGAGTATTAGAAGAAGGCTCACTATCTGTTTACGATTACGCAATTGATGGAGTACCTAATGAAGATTAAAGCAGAATTGACAAGAGAAGAATCAGAACTGTTGTATGACTTGATAGCAAAGTCAATAGGTACTGGGAAACTGTATAAAGTTATATGTCGTAGGCTTATTAAGTATGCTGACGAGATAGCTAGTCGCCGTAACGTACCTTTACCATACTCTGATTTAACTAAAGAGGACTGGGTATTGTTGCATCAGCTACTGAACTTATCACCATTTGCTAAGGAAGAGTTGTTAGGGTACAAAGCTTGTGGAAGCCATTCCTTGTGGCGTAAGATTGGAAAGCCACTTGATGAGTACCTATACTTAAAAGGTATACCTACAGAGTGAACATAATAGACCTATGCAGTGACTGGCTAGATTCACGCGATGCCTCTTACTTATGTAAAGAGAACTGTATAGTCTATTACTCTTCCTTGACTGGCAGGAGCAGTGACTATACATGGCACTCGCTAAGCCTGCCAGAAGCTATACGTATCATACGAGCTACCTTACTAACACCTGACAAATACGACTTGCTAACTCAGAACGAGTTGATAGCAGCGTGTCAGGAACTTGGTAAGGTGTATGAATTCGGTACTAAGTCTAGGTTCAAGACCGTACCAGAAGTATTCAATTATCTATCAGAGGCTGGCACAACTACTGCTGAGGCCGTGATGGATATGTTAGCCACTGAGCTGTACGCTAAAGGTCGTGGTGCGATGTATATTGATGATATTGTCGATGTATATGATAGGGCTGTTAAGGCTTTGAAGGAGCCTCATACGAAGGCTACAGAACGTAATCAGTACTTAAACAAGCATTTTAGTAAGTTAGGCTACTCTATTAGGGTAGATAGCTTACGTGTTAAGGTTGGTAAGAAGTGGCACAGAGCTGTGTTGCTTGCTGGCCAGACACCTAAAGACCTTGTGAGCCTATCTTCTGAGGAAGTGAAGCACATGGTATCAACTATTACTGGAGCATTGAAATGATAATTACACAGAAGAAAGTAGTCACCATGGTTGATGAGATACAATACGAAGCTGGCGATGTGCTGGTATGTACTGAGTCAGATAGTAAATATCTTGATGTAGGCTCTAACTATATAGTGCTAGAGGCAGACTATGACGAGGAGATAGATGAGATACGATTGACAGACAACGTGACTAGCACTCGTTGGTCTGCTAACATTTTTAATACCAATCACTTTACCTGCAAGTTCGAGTTCGTGCTATCAGTAAAAGGTGCTGGCGAACTTAATTAATCTGGAGAGTAATATGAAGACATTAAAAATCCTAAAGATGACATACGGTGCTCGCAAGGGTAAGAAGATTTTTGCACAGTTACTGGCCAATGGTCGTGCTCATAGTAATTGTTTCGTGCACAATTCTCTTGATTACCATTGCGTTTCTGGGTACTTTAACTTTTACAAATCACCTCAGAGTACGGAATACTGGTGGAAGGTAGTTAAAGCAGAGGCATTAACTCGTAAGCGACTTGGGCTAGAGTATGGCACAAGCGCATATATAGATTAGGAGGCCCATCATGGGACAGTGTGTTGAGAAGATAGCATGTGAAGAATGTGGAGGCTCTGATTGCCTTCAAACATTCTATGACGATGTTAAAGAGAAATACTACGCCATCTGCTTTGGTGGTTGTGGTATGAAGGGTTATGATGATCCTTACGGCACTGACCCTGATGCAGCACCTGACATTGTGGTTAAGACGCCTGAAGAGATCTACGAAGAGATTCAGGATGTTAAGTCCTGCATGGTATTCGATGAAGACTTCCGAGGCATACCCAAGTCTCAGTGGAAGCAGTGGTCAGTACGGCTACTGGTGTCTGAGTATGATGGCAAGACACCTTATGCGGTTGCTTTCCCTTACTCTGATGAAGGCACGTTATCTGGCTGGAAGTGTATTACTATGAAGAAGAAAGCATTCTGGTCATTAGGTGATACTAAAGGCTCAGACCCGTTCGGATTTGAACGAGCTATGAAGCTTGGTGGCAAGTCCTTGTACGTAACTGAAGGAGAATATGATGCGATTGCAGCTGACTACTGTTTGGTTAAGGCACAAGCAGGGAAGAAGTTTGCACGAGAAGCATATCCTGTTGTCTCTCTACCTAGCGGAGCAGGATCTGTTGCAGCAACGCTTAAAAAGATCCTCAAACGTGTGCAGGCTCGTGGGTTCAAAGAGATTGTGTTCCTTATGGACGGAGATGAAGCAGGCCAAGCCGCTGAGAAGCAAGCTCACTCCCTACTACCGAACATGATGAAGCGTGTCCAGATGCCAACAGGCTGTAAGGACGCTAACGATGCTCTACAGAATGGCAAGTACATGGAGCTGGCCAGCAATATGCTCTGGAACGCACATAAGCCTCCTATCAAGGGAGTTATCCAAGTAGCTGACATACTGGGCAGGATTCAGGAACGTCCTACTATGGGCCTATCATACCCTTGGGACGACATCACAGAACTTACCTATGGCCAACGCTTTGGTGAGTGCTCTGCTATTGGTGGCGGTACAGGTTGTGGCAAGACCGTAATAGCACACGAACTGGCTGCTCATAACTTCAAAGAGCATGGCGAGTCTACCTTCATGGTACTGCTAGAAGAGTCTAACCCTGATACTATTCGTAATGTGTGTGGCAAACTAGACTCATTACCTTACCATAAACCTGATGCTGAGTATGACACTGAACAGTTCATGGAAACTGTCCAGTCCCTCCAAGGCAAGGTACTACTATGGGATGATGAAGGTAATACTCAGCAACGGTTCGAGATGGATGAGATCATATCAGCTATCCGATTCAATGTAGCCGAGTTTGGTGTGAAGTTTGTGGCCTTGGATAACATGACACGACTTGTAGATCACTTATCAGCCTCAGATGCTAACGAGTTCATCAACAAATATGCGTCAGAACTAGAAGGCTTATCAGTCGAGCTAGGGATTCATATTGATGTGTTCAGCCACTTGAATGCTCCTAAGTTTGGTGCTAGTCATGAAGAGGGTGCTGAGGTTGTGCCTAGTCAGTTTACTGGCTCGAAAGGTATGATGCGGTCTTTCCCTGTAATGATGGGATTCCAACGTAATAAGTACGCGCCAGATGGTGCAGCTTGCTACAGCTATACTTCGGTCCTGAAGAATCGTAAGTTCGGTGGTGAGGGTAAGGTTAAGACTCAGTTCAATCAGGAAACTGGCAGACTGTTACAGAATGAGTGGGACTGGAACAATGACAGTCTTGTAATCGAGAAGAAGAAATAGGAGAACCTATGAAAGTATTACTTTGGAACAGCTATAAGGCTGATGGTGCAACAACTTATAAGGAGCTGATAGAGTACGAGGAAGAACACCATGGAAGTGTGAGTACTCATATGATCTTGCCAAATATGACGGTATTGAAAGATGTCTTAGATTTGGTGCACAATGAAACTGACGTAGACTTGTGCTTTGGCATAGAAGGAATGGGGAGTGACTTATGAGTACTGTTGTATTTAACCATACTTGGAATTCAGAAGGTAAGAATGGTGTTGTTTGTGCAACAGGTCAAAGCTGCCCTGAAGCAAGGCCAAATACCGATACATACAGCAACGTATGTAAGGTAGTATTAGATTGTGGAGTGTATGTGATATATACTGCCAAAAGTACTTTTACTACTCCAGCAACAAATATTGATTTGTACATAACTGTAGAGGATTAACAGATGGCACTATATACAGCTGACATTGAAGCGAATGGCCTAGATGCTAACCGTATCTGGTGCTTTCACATGACAGAACTTGATAACAACAACAAGCCAGTGCGATCATTTGCACTGCACGATTATGAAAAGATGAAGGCTATGCTTATCGACCCTGATAACACCTTCATAATGCATTACGGTACGTTCTATGACTTCCCAACTATGGAGCGTAACATGAACATCAAGATCGAGGCTGAGATGATTGACTCACTAGCCTTGTCATGGTACTTAGAGCCTAAGCGTACTACCCATGGCTTAGCAGCATACGGAGAAGAGTTCGGTGTGCCTAAGCCAGTCGTTGAAGATGGTGAATGGTATGGCCCGGGCGAGGATGCTTCCCCTCAGGAATGGTTAGACTTCCGTAAGAAAATGGATCACCGTTGTGAGGAAGATGTGAAGATCCAGACAAAGCTCTGGCAACAGCAGTACAAGCACCTTCATCTTCTGTATAAGAGTCATGAGGGTATCATGCATGCAGTTCGTCACCTATCTTTTAAGTTCCGTTGTGCGGCCTTACAGGAGAAGGCTAAGTGGAAATTAGATGTCCCAGCCTGTGAAGCTTTGGTAGAGTCATTCGCCACTAAGTTTGCAGAAGCTAAGGTGGCATTGGAAGCTGGTATGCCTGAAGTACCAGTGTATGCCAAGCGTACTAAGCCTAAGAAGCCATTCAAGATGGATGGAACCTTATCAGCTGGTGGAGTGAAATGGGTAGCACTCGTAGATGAGACCTTTCCCGGTATGTACAAGTCGCCTATTGACTGTACTGAGGATATCAAGGTTATCACAAAGTACAAGCCACCTAATGCGGGATCTAGCAAGCAGTTGAAAGACTGGCTATTTGACTTAGGCTGGGAACCATTAATATTTGAATTCAAACGTGATAAGGAGACTGGTGATGTTAGACAGATCCCACAAGTTAAGGATAAGAATACGGGCGAACTCTGTGATTCCATCGAGCGCCTTATTGCCGCCACACCAGCCCTTGCTTGGCTCAGAGAAATGTCAGTGGTTAAGCATCGTCTTGGAGTATGCGAAGGCTTCCTTAGGAATGTCGACTCCGATGGTTACGTCCAAGCTCTCGTACAAGGCTTCACAAACACACTACGATTCAAGCATAAAGTATGCCTTAACCTTCCTTCAGTACGAAAACCTTACGGAGCTGAAATACGAGGTCTCCTTACAGCAAGAGATAGACGTTACGAACTATGCGGCTCAGATATGTCATCCTTGGAGGATAGAACGAAGCAGCACTACATGTGGCCTCACGACCCCGACTATGTTCGAGCTATGCAAGTCCCGGGTTTTGACCCTCATTGGGATATTGCGCTAGAAGCTGGTCTGGCTGATCCTATAATGATAGCTAGGTACAAGGCTTTCGATGTAGAGACAGCCACAGATGCTGAGAAGAAGGACTACTTTGAACTGTCCCTAATACGCCACAGTGGTAAGTCTTGTAACTATGCTGCTACGTATGGTGCTGCTGGAGCTACTATTGCTCGTGCTGCTGGTGTGGAAGAGTTCGTAGGCAATAAGTTACATGCTGCTTACTGGAGCCGTAACTGGTCACTCAAAGCTATTGCTGATGAGCAACTGGTTAAGAAATCCAGAGGTCTGAGCTGGCTATGGAATCCTGTAGCTAAGATGTGGATCTGGCTCAAGAATGAGAAGGACCGTTTCAGTACTCTGAACCAGTCAACTGGTACTTACTGCTTTGATCGCTGGGTATGGTATGTCCTATCCAAGCGTCCTCAGCTTACTGGCCAGTTCCATGATGAAGTCATCTTAGAGCTTAAAGTAGGTAATCGTGAGGCTATGACTAAACTGTTGAAGTGGGCTGTTGCTCAGGTCAATGACGAATTAAAACTTAACCGTGATCTGGATGTAGATGTAGACTTTGGAGTTACCTACGCAGATATTCACTAGGAGATATAATGAAGTATATGTGGACTGGCGTTTATGGCCCCAATGTGATCTTTACAAGAGGTAAGGTGTATGAGGAGTACATGGAGGGACATGTTCGGGATGACAGGGACTGTCCTGCTAGGGTAGAATCTTTCCCAGATATGGTTCGTCTCGACACTGAGTTCCATGTCGGGGCAGGGGCAGGTGTTGGGCAGTTTTACCATGTCGAGGCAGGCGAGAAAAAGGTGCTGGGCCCTGATGTAGCAGACCGTCACAACACTGGTAAGCCTGAGATGAGCTACGTCTTGCAAGGCCCGAAAGGGTTAGCTGGACTAGCTAAAGTATTAGAATTCGGAGGCCGTAAGTATGATCGCGGTAACTGGCTTAAGGGCTTCCCAGATACTTCACTAATTGATAGTATGATGCGTCACTTGACTGCTTATATATCTGGTGAGGTTCTTGACCCTGAATCAGGCCTTCCACACATTGATCACATTCACGCCAATGCTAAGTTCTTGGCAGAACACGGAGACAGAGATGAGACATGATGGAGCTACTCGTACTATGCGCTGCCTTCGGGCAAGTGTTCTTCCTAGGGCTAAGCTCTAAGCTACTGAGAGATGATAAGATTCTTGCAGGGTTCTTTATATCATGGTTCATAACACTGACACAGTTCTCCTTCGTATGGGCAATTGCTCATGCAGGACTACCTCCGACAACCTTCCTGATCTGGGCAGGTATCGGAGGAAGCGTGGGAATAACTATGTCCCAATACTTTTATAAATGGTACGAGGTAAAATATGAGAAGTGAGTTAGAAGCAGTATTAGTAGATCACATGGGAGATGACTTGTCAGTAGTAAATGCTGCACGAGTCAGCTTTGAAAATGACGATGATGATTCCCGCACAGATGATCAGAACACTGGGCTTATCAAGTACTTAGCCAAGCACAATCACTGGACACCTTTCGCTCACACAGCCATTACCTTTAAGATGAAGGCTCCTGTACCTATCCGTACACAATGCTTCAAGCATAAGCAGGGCTTTGTGGAGAATGAGGAGAGTCGCCGCTACATCTCAAGCACTCCTGAGTACTATGTACCGACCTTCCGAAAGACTGTAACTAATAAGAAGCAGGGATCTGGTGAGGAGTTTGAACAGGATATTCAAGAGCAGATTCAGGCTGCTTATGCTGAGAATATGGACATAGCTATCGAGGTGTATGAGAAAGCCTTAGCACATGGTATATGTGAAGAACAGGCTCGACTACTACTGCCACAAGGTTGTATGGTCAACTGGGTATGGACAGGTTCCTTGGCAGCTTATGCACGATTCTGTAAGCAACGCCTAGATCCACATGCTCAGAAAGAGATCCAAGAACTAGCTGCAATGGTATCAGAACAGCTATCCAAATTATACCCAGTAAGCTGGGAAGCACTAACAGGTGACTCATGCCAGTAAAATGTCAAACGCCTAAGAGTACTCCGACCTATGATTACCTTCCAGCTATTGCAGCTGCGGAGGCTCAGGCTGAGATATTCTGGCTACCATCAGAACCTAAAGTGGAGAAGGATCTTCACTGTATCAAGACAGAGCTGACCCCGGCCGAGTTACATGGAGTAATGACTACTCTGAAACTGTTCACTATCTATGAAGCTGTAGCTGGCAACGAGTACTGGGGAGGCCGTTTCAAGCGAATGTTCCCTCGACCAGACTTTCAGCGTATGGCTGCTAAGTTCTCTGATATTGAACTCAATGTACACATGCCATTCTATCAGAAGGTAGATGAGCTGCTTGGCCTCAACACTGATGAGTTCTACTCAAGCTTTGCAGATGACCCTGCACTGACTTCTCGTATGAAATTCTTAGATGAAGTAGTGTCTGGTAAGAGTGATCTCCTGTCAGTTGCAGTCTTCTCAATGGTAGAGGGTTGTATCCTGTACTCAAGCTTTGCCTTCCTAATGCACTTCCAAGCTGGCTCTAAGAATAAATTACAGAACCTTCATGCTGGATTGACCTTCTCAGTAAAAGATGAGAATCTACACAGTGAAGGTGGTGCTTGGTCATTCCGTACACTGCTGTCTGAGCTAGAAGAAGAGGGCTATGCAGACCATGAACAGTTGTATAGGAAGATTAAAGCTGCGGGAATGAAGATATATAAGCATGAGTCTCGTATTATTGACATGGTATTCGAGAAAGGAAACATCACAGGCATCACAGCCGATGACTTGAAACTGTTTGTAATGCATAGAGTTGACTTAGCCTTGAGTAATCTTGGCATGGACTCTTTGTTCAATGCAGCCAAGTCACCTATTCAAGACTGGTTCTATGATATGATTGGTGGAGATATGTCACATGACTTCTTCAATAACATAGGATCTAGTTATAATCGCAACTGGTCCAGAACCGCATTCATTTGGGTTAAGGGTGGTTTACTAGGAAGAACATACGATGAGCTTATTTGAGCAGCTATCAGCTGAGAGAAAGGCCTTGCAAGATCAAGGCAAACTGCCTGAATGGTTCACCACACTAAGCTGGCAAGCCTTTAAAGGAAAGTACCTGTATCAAGCAGAGACCTTTGAAGAACAGATTGACCGTATTGTACAACACCTTTCCAAGTTCTCTCCAGATCCATCATACTATGAGGCTCGCTGGAAAGAGCTACTGATGGATAATCATGCCTACCTAGCTACGCCTGTCCTGGCCAATACTGGAACCAAACGAGGCATGTCAGTGTCTTGCTCAGGTGCAGTCATTGGTGATAGTGTGTATGACTTCGGTAGTGCTAGACTGGAGGCAGCAGTACTGTCACAAAATGGATTTGGTACGAGTGCTTACCTTGGAGAGATCCGTGAGCGTGGTGCACCAGTTTCCAGAGGAGGAACAGCAGATGGAGCTTTACCAGTATTTAAAGATATGGTTACTATGGCAGAGAACATCTCCCAAGGTTCAACTCGCCGTGGAGCATGGGCTGGTTATATTGACATTGGCCATAATGACTTTTGGGAGATTGCTCTCGAAGTTAGAAACAATCCCGATGGCAGTAATGTCGGTTGGAATATCTACGATAGTGACATGATTAAACTTCAGGCTGGTGACAAGGAGGCTACATTACGCTTCCAAGAGACTCAGTACCTGAAGTGTCTGACAGGTAAGGGTTACTATTACTTCCCTGATAAGGTTGCTAGTATGCAGCCTGAGTGTTATAATAAGCTAGGCTTAAGAAGTAAAGCATCTAACCTCTGTACAGAGATCACCTTACATGCTGATGAAGACCATAGCTATACTTGTGTGCTATCTGGCATGGTTCTGACCACCTATGATGAGTGGAAAGATACTGATGCAGTCTTTGCAATGACAGTCTTCCTTGATTGTTTGGTCTCTGACTTCCTTGAACAGGCTAAGCAAGTCCGTGGTCTTGAGAAGATAGTAGCTGGTACTGAGAAAGGTAGAGCTATTGGCTTAGGAGCTACTGGATATCACTCAGCCTTGCAGCAAAGAATGCTACCTTGGGGTAGTTTCCAAGCTCACCAGTTCAATATGGAAGTGTTTAGGCACATTGATGATGAGTCACTTAAGGCTAGTGAGTACTTAGCAGGTGTCTTAGGAGAGCCTGAGTGGTGTAAGGGCACTGGAGAACGCTTTACACACCGTACAGCCTTAGCTCCTAACGTATCCTCAGCCTTGATCTTCGGTGCAGAGTCACAAGGTACTACTCCTTGGTATGGCAATGTATTCAATGAAGGTACAGCTGCTGGTGGTATGTTCCGAGTCAACCCAGTATTTATCCAGATCCTTAAAGATCATGGTAAGTATAATCAGGAAGTCCTACGGGAAGTCCTAGATGATAACGGATCTGTACAAGGCTTAGACTTCTTAACTGACCTTGAGAAGGAAGTTCTAAAGACAGCCTTCGAGATTAACCAGCTTGAAATCATTAACTCTGCAAGCCGTAGACAACGCTTTATCTGTCAGGGCCAGAGTACTAACCTATTCTTCGCTGCTGATGAAGATGAGGCATATATCTCATACGTTCATCAATATGCATTTGAAGATGATAACATTAAATCCTTGTACTACTTGCGATCTAAAGCAGGCGTACAAGCATCACGAGGAGGGTGTGAAGCCTGTGCAAGCTAGTAGAGAAGAGTTTATATCTAATGGCCAAAGCATTAATCTGGTCGTAGATATGTCCTATGAAGAACGTGTGCATCCTATGTCTGTAGAAGAAGAAGCAATTCATGCCCTGTACTATGGAAACCCAAAACGAGGAGAGTGAAGCCTGTGCCAGTTAACGTAAATGGTTTGAATGTAGCGAACGCACCAGCACCTTACTACATAAGTTATATAGCTGAATGGCATTATGACCGTAACCTTATCCATGGATCAACAGACAAAGACCAGTACATGAAGCTTATTCAGGAAGCTGGTGAGTTGTCTGATAACATCTGTAAAGGTAAAGATATTGCTGATGACATTGGTGATATGATGGTTGTGCTTATTAATATTGCTGAGCGTAACAACCTTACTATTGTGGAATGCCTAGCTAAGGCTTGGGATGATATCAAGGATAGAAAGGGTGAGATGCGTGATGGCGTATTCATCAAAGAAGAAGATCTGGCAAGCTGACTTAAACAGCAATATGCCTGTCCGGTGAGACATTAAAACCAACCCGCTTGCATCGTACCTGCTCCTTATTTTAATTATTGGAGAATATTATGACTAACGCAACTACTAAGACTGCTACTACTAAGACTTTACACGATGTTCTGTTCTTCTACACTTCTGTTAATACTCCTCAGAAGCAGTTGAACCCTGACAATAAGCCTTATGACACCCTCAACCCTCTTGAAGGCCACTCTTTCGAGGTCAAGGTATTGATCACCGAAGATCGTTACAAGAAGCTGAAGAAGGAATTCAAAGGTGCTAAGAACTTTGACAAGTCTAAGGACTATGACATTGATGATTGTAAGGATAAGTTGAACATTGATGTTGATGAGGATATGGTGCTGATCAAGTTTGCACAAACCGCATTGGTTGGCAAAGTCTTCCAGAACTCTGAAGGTACTGATACTCGTAAGTTGTCTAAGCCTATTACCCAATTTGGTATTAAGGGCGAGGTTCAGGATCGTCTAGGTGTTGAGGTTATCCAGACTACTGAGCTGGGCTATGGCACTAAAGGTCACTTACAGTTCCGTCCTGTACGTAATGACTTCGGCCTGTACCTATATCCTAATGCCTTGTGCATTACTGAGCTGGTAGAGTTCGCTGGTGGTGAAGGTGAGGTTGACATGGATGCATTCGGTATCGAAGCATTAGATGATGCTGATATTGAAGCAGTATCAGCATCTGAAGGTGAACTGGACGCTGAACTAGAATTCTAAGCAATAGCCCTGATCAATACTGGTCAGGGCTTTCAACTTTAGGAGAGTATATGAAAGTTAAATCATTTACAATAATTGAAGACTGTGGAGATGGCACAAGTACCATTCGTTACTTTAGCAGTAAGGAAGCAGCTGAGGATTTCATAGACGAAGATAACTATGAAGACTGTGGTGGGCCAATACCTGATGAGGTATTTACTGAAGAGTTCACAATAGGGGAAGATGGAGTACTAAAACCTAAGTATGGATTCGATGATCGTTGGTAGGGAGGCTATATGAGCGAAGAGTACGATGATTTAGACTGTTTCAAATCTGGCAAGACCTTACTAATTGATGGAGACATCGTAGTATATCGACCTTGCTGTACCTACAATGAATATGGCCCACTTGCCCGGCGAAGTATTAAGTTGGCTATTGAGCGTAAGATATCAGAGCTGACGAGTGCTGCTGGTTGCGATGACTACCGATTCTTTGTTACTACTAAGAAGAACTTCCGAGATCACTTAGTAGATGATTACAAAGCTAACCGATCTGATAAGGAACGTCCAATCCATCTGGCATGGGCTAAGCGTTTGGCTGTATCAGAATACGGGGCAGAAGCTGTACCTTACTTAGAAGCCGATGATCTGTTAGGTATTCATCAGACTGAGGACACTGTAATCTGGAGCTTAGATAAAGATCTGAGACAGGTTCCGGGTGCTCACCTTGATGATGAATCTATGGAGGTCGTGACAGTTGATGATGTAGGACTTATCGAGAAGCGTGGTAAGAAGGTTTACTTCAACGGGCTGATCGGATTCTACTTACAACTACTTACAGGTGATAGCACTGACTGGATCGTAGGCTGTGGCAAACGTGTCTGGGGTGAGTGGAAATCTGGTAAGAAGAAAGGTGAGCCAAGGCTTGCACGAGAAGGAGTAGGCCCCATGGCAGCTCTTAAGCTATTGGAAGGGCGTAGTCCTCCTGAAGCTTTAAAGCAAGTAGCCCGAGCTTACTATGCAGAGTTTGGTGATGACTGGAAATCCATGATGGAGACTCAGGCCAATCTACTATACATGTCACGCGAGTACGTGGGCGATCAAGTAAAAATGTGGACGTTCGATAATCGAGATCAGTATTTGAACATCAAAACTGGGAAGATAACCGATGCACCAGATCAAAACGACTGAGATTGCTAAGTACCGTAACATGTTTGCTGCTAAGCAGAAATATATATGCCCGTTATGTAATGGCCCGTTAGCTGGCCAGACCATAACATTAGATCACGACCACAAAACTGGTCACTGTCGAGCCGCATTATGTGGCACCTGTAATCGTTCGGAAGGTAAAGTCCTGAAAGCTGCGGCTTATATGGCTAAACTTGGCCACCTATCGAGAACAGATGTTGTACAGTACCTGAGAAACATTGCTTCCTACATCGAGAGTCATCGAGAGACTCCAAGTAACATCATACATCCAACGTATGACCTCGTTAAAGGTAAGCAGAAACCAGTTAAGCGTCCCGTAAAACGAAGGAGAAAGACTAAATGAGTAATGATATTTTAGTAATCGCTGATACGCAAATCCAAGAAGGTGCTCCAGTTGACCACTTGAAAGCATTGGCACGATACATCTGGGCCCACAAGCCTAAGTACATTGTGCATATTGGCGATCATTGGGATCTTCCAAGCCTCTCAACCTATGCTAGTGCTAAGGAACAGGAAGGTAAACGCCTTTATGCAGACTTAGAAGCTGGCTTTGATGCTTTCAAGATCATCATGCAGTACACTAACGACCGTAACAAGGCTGCTAAACGGGTGCCTTATAAGCCTGAGTTACATTTCTGTATGGGTAATCATGAGAACCGCCTCAAGCGATTCATTGATTCTCACCCGGTACTAGAAGGCTGTTTCGATCTTCCTAAGTTCGTAGCTGATCAAGGTTGGCAGGTACATGACTTCACCAGTCCTCTATGGATTGATGATGTATGTTTCAATCACTACATGGAAAATGCTATGTCAGGTCGCCCGGTCGGTGGCAGTATGGAGAACAAACTTAACAAGTTCCCGCACAGCCTCGTACACGGCCATCAGCAGCAGTTCCAGTATGCTCGCCGTCAGAACCTTCTAGGCAAGCCACACTTCGGTGTATGTGCAGGCTCTTTCTATATGCATGATGAAGACTACCGAGGTGCTAACAACACTGAGATTCGTGGCTTCGTGCATATGAAATCCTTTACCAATCGCTATGAGTACCTTGACCATGATGTTGAGTTCGTAAGCCTAGAACGGTTGATTGCTGATTACGGAGTATAGTATGGCACTGAGTAAGGAGTCAATTGACGAACAGATAGTAGCGACAGTTGAGGGGTTGGTGGGCGGTATGCCTGCCGATTCTACTGAAGAAGAAGCTCAACAGTACATCCTAGACTCTCATGCTATCGTAGCTGGAGTACTGGCCACACTGGAAGAGATCTTGGACAAAACTAACAGTCCTACTATACATTAACATAACTATGGAGAAGCCCATGTTTGGACTATTTGAAGTACATTATGACTATTATAAGTTTACAGAGCTTGTGTGTGTATCTTCGTCTTTCACTCACCTGCAAGATAAAGCACGTAGAATGCTCGCTGCTGATACTGAGTATCCGTCCCCGTGGGATAGAGGGCTAATTAATGCCTCTGAAGAAGAGGACAATATTGAAAACAACTACTATGTGATCCTTCCTATTGAGGTGTTAGTATGACATTCAAAGTACAGAGAGCTTTACACAAGTTCCTAGAAGCTGACAAGAAGAACCCTAAGTACATTGGCAAGACCTATGCCGTACTTGAGAAGTATGATGGCTGGTATGGTTACTATGAGAATGGCGTGATCTACTCACGAGCTGGCCGAGCTATCCCTTCTGTACAGTGGCTGGCTAAGAAGATTCATGACAAGCGACCTTGCATGGAAGGTATCCTAATCTTTGAGATCCTTGTAGAGGGTTTCCCAGTATTCTCAGACCTGAATGGTATCCTGAATCGTAAGCGTGAGCCTGCATTGGGTGCTTACTTGAAGGTGCATGACTGGATAGACCCTTTTAATGCTACGTTAGATTTTAAACATCGTTGGAAGTTGGCCTCCTATCTCGTAGGTAGGATAGACCTTCCTGAGATGACTTTGGTAGTCCCTATCACAGCTTCAAGCAACCCTGACTGCTGGCAGCGTATTGCTGAGGACGTATGGAGCCGAGGAGGTGAAGGTGTAATCCTAAAAGCCTTACTAGCTCCTTTTGAACCCGGCAAGCGTAACTCGAACATGATGAAGATCAAGGAAGAGTTGACTCTGGACTTGGAAGTAGTGGGCATGTTTGAAGGCGAGGGCAAGTACCTTGGAACCTTAGGTGGATTGATAGTTGCTGGCCTAGATATGTACAGGCATCGTATCAGCGGTATGACAGATACTCAACGTGATGAATGGTGGGCTGATGAGGACTTGATCCTTGGCCAGATAGTTGAGGTTAAGGCCATGAAGAAGTTAAAGGACGGAAGCTTACGTGAGCCTCGGTTCAAAGCTATTCGTCATGATAAGTACGTTGAAGATATGGATTAACTAGGAGGCAATATGATCGAACTATCAGGCGGCGTTATATTGCCAGACGGTAAAGGTAAAGGCTTTAAGAGACCTGATGATGTCAGCTCTAATAAGTGGCAGACTATGAAACCGGGAATGTGGCAGCGCTGTTATGAGCACTGCCTATTCTCTCTACACGGACTGTTTGGGATACCCTTACACTCTGCTGTGCCTCGTATGTCAAAGCGCATGTTAGAAGCTACAGACCCACTGAACGTATCCTTACGATTTATGGGAGAGATGGAGTTAGCTGGGTACATTAAACTGACCAGAGGATTCGATGAACGAGTAGTAGAGCCTACTAAGAAGTTGCTAGACCTGAACATAGCTGGCCTTGAAGGTCCAGTTACTGCCGTGACCTATCCCAAGTTAGTTGGTGAGAAGATCCCGGTAAGCCCTATCCGGGGAGGCGTATCTAATGATCGCAATAAGGAAGTAAGTAATATATCAAACACAATGGCTCGTGAGAAGTTCACAGTCAATCAATTTATCTTTAACGTACTGCAAGTAGTTCCTCCTACGGAAGGCTCAGATCTCATGTTCAAGAGAACGATGAAGACTGCCGAAGACTTACTAGGAACGGAACACTGCTACCCTTACTTCTTAGATTCAAGGAGTAGGATGTATTCAGATACCACTTGCGGTATGTCCCCACAAGGAGCAGACCATGAAAAGGCACTCACACAACCGTCATATAGCGAAACGCTCACGGAGAAGGGCTTTGCAGCGCTATGTGAATCGGCAGCTGGATACTCAGAGAAACCTTGGACAGCCGCTACAATGGCATACCATGCACGTAATTGGGAAACTAATCTGGAATGGCTTGAAGCCGACAAGCCCTATAGTTATCTTGCTTGTGCTAACATTATACGCCAGTACCTCGATAATCCTGATCAACCTATTCCCGCATTCATACCCTTGGATGGTCGTTGTTCTGGGTTACAGCATTGGAGCGCTGTGGTTCGTTCGACTGCGATCACAGCCCACCTCGGGATGCAACAGGAAGAACACGAACTAGACATCTACGAATACATAGCAGATGCTTGGATGAAAACACTACCTCGTACCCTGATGTACCTAGCAACTCGAAAGGCTGCTAAGGTTCCTGTTATGACATGGGGATATAATGCAACCCGTATGACATCTATGGAGCACCTCGGCAAAATGTTCGGGGCTAAACAGGAATGGGATGTCGATCAGGAATGCTATGTGACAGTCGGAGATGGGCTTGAGAGAGCCGTGACGGGCAAATTGGGATGTGAGCTATACGATTGCATCAATGATATGCTTGGGCCTCTGACGGCTGCTGTAGAGTGGGTGACGATGGCCGCTGGAATAATTTCCAGTGCTGATAATACTGAAATACATTGGATCACTCCTGATAAGTTTGAATGCATGCAGCGTAAGGTTAAGGGAAAGCGTAGAAGGCTTGAGGTAACTCTGTCCAATGGTGAAGAGTTCGCCCTTGAGATTGTTGACTACACTCCACCGATACCTAATACGGCCAAGCACAAATCAGCGATAGCCCCTAACATAATCCACAGTCTTGATGCGACACACCTAAGAATGGTGGCACGAGTCTTGAAGGAGTTGGGACTACCGATGATATTTATCCACGATAGCTTTGCAACTCACTGTAATTACCGTGACGAGCTTTACTCAGCGATCGTGAATACCTTTGCGGATCTATACGATATGGATTATCTGGCACAACTGCACGAGTACTGGACACTTCGTTATGATGTCGAGATAGATCGCCCACCAGTTTTAGGTGAGTGGAATCCTGAGATTGTACGCGATTTGAAAAGGTTCTTTTTATAAAAGACAAAACTATGTGCTAATGTAAGAAGCTCACTAAACCGTTACCACCCTGACTATTTAAAGGGGAGGTTTGGTGGGGATTCTAAACATATTCTAAATAAATTCTAAACAAATAATAGGAAATATATCATGCTCCTAACTTTAGGAAACACAGTTACAGAGTTTGGTAGTTTTCTATTAAGCTCTGGTGGGGATGCGCCTTCCTCGCCAATACTACAACCTGATTATCCAGACCTGTTAACCTTTTATACTATGTCAAATGTATCAGGATCAACCCTTATTGATGAATCACCCAATGGCAACAATGGAACGGTGAGCAATACCCCGTCGATTGTTCCCGGCAGGTTTGGTGGAGCTATGCTGTTCAATGGCTCAAGCCAATACGCCGAGGTTAACAATGAGCTGCCTCCAAGTGTTACAGAGTTTAGTTGGTCTTTCTGGACTGAACGATTGAGCGGCGATGGTATAATTAACTATTATGGTGATAAGCTAACAACACAATCAGATACGGTTCTATTTTCAATAAATTCGGCTATTACAGCGGCCCAGAGCAGAGAGGCAGGCGGCCAAATGTATAACTCGCAATCCGCAACAATTTCTGGACTGCACCATGTTGCTGTTAATTACCAAAAACAAGGCTTTATGGACGTATATATTGATGGCTCCTTAGCTTCATCAGTCGCAACCAACATAACTGGAGCTATTGAATCCTCCGCAAACACTATCGGCGCGGTTTATAATAGCGGCGTTTACACCCTTTATTTCAATGGAACTATGGAGCAGAGGCGCACATTTAACAGGGTGCTAACTCAGGCAGAAATAACAATACTGGCTAACGAGACTGGGGACACCCCTCCACTACCACTTTACCCAGTGTTCACTGCCGCATCATGTGGACTAGACGTAGCCATATCGGATAACGGTTTAGGGCTTACAAATACTACTATCTCCGACAATACACCTAGAAGATGCGTTGCATTGATGGGTAAAAGCTCTGGGGTTTGGTGTTTTGAGGTTACTTTTGAGTCTGGGTCAGGTTTCTCCTTAAGTATGGGTACAACTTACGAACCTACCTACTTAGAAAACGTATACATAGGTAATGACTCAGCTACACTAGGGAATAGGTCTTATAACTCTTGGGGCTATTTTTCAGACGGCTACCATTCCAATTTAGGGTGGACAGGTGGAGCCTCGCCAACTTCGAGCGGAGGAACAGCAATGATAGTGGTTGACTTGGATAACCACATAGCTTCGGTAATTGTAACGGGACAGCCTATATTTCAAATAAAACCCACTTCGGGATTGCTACCTGATGAGGTTTTCTACCCTATAGTAGGATTACAAAATACCTCTACAAAAGGATTAGTTAACTTTGGCGAGACTCCGTTTGTAAATACAGTTCCTGTAGGGTGCAACAATGGCTGGTATGAGACTTAAACATAATAGGAGAAACTTATGAGTTATTGGATACAAGATACAATAGATGAATTCGGATCAGACGATCCATTAGAAATACAAGGCGATCCAAATGAGCCTAGCTTTGAAGATTTCACAGACGCTTCCGATGACATGAAAGCACTCTTCGACAATTATGACGAGGAGCTTGATGATGTCTCAGGAGCTAGTGACTTCAGCGACTGATATCGAACTGATTGCCCAAGCCATGCTTGCCGAACACGGTGACTTGGCTAAGGCATCTCGACATGATACAGTCCAGTACAACGCTATGGCCTTACGAAAGCTTGTAGCATCTGAGCCTGCTATCCGCAACCGCTACCAAGTATTGTTGGCAGAGGAGCTGGAGAGTTCTGGTTTACACATTGCCGAGCGCATCCTAGTAATTAAAAAGTTACAGGACCAAGCCTTCGGTGATCTGGATAAGATGATACCAGCAGATCCTAAGGTAATCATAGATTGCTCAAAAGAAATATCACGGCTCATTGCAGAAAGCAAGAGTGTTAATATGTCAGGCAAGGCTGCTATAGCCATTGTCAGTAAGGAAGACGCCTCAGAGATCTTAGGAGCCTTCTTAGTTTCCTAAGGAGAAACCCTTGAGCTATTTCTCAGGCAAAGATGCAGTAGAGTTAAGAGCACTGGAGAAGTTTTTGAAGAACGATTTCGAGGCCTTCTCCAAGTTCTGCTTTAAGATATTGACAGGCACTATGCTGTTACATGTAGACTATTACGAGGTTCTGTTCCAAGCCATTCAGAAGATGATTGACCAAGACAGCACTCGTATGATTATTAATATCCCACCTAGAGCTGGTAAGACTTTGATTGTATCTCAGTTGCTTCCACTCTTTGCATGGGCTCGTAATCCATCAGGCCACACTATCCTGACCGGGTTCAACTCTGATGTATTAGCCGAATCATCTGGCTACATTAGAACTATTATGACAGATCCAGACTTTCAACTTGTCTTCCCTGACGTTAAGTTAGATGTAAATAAGAAGTCAGTTGAAAAATTGGGTACGATGTCTGCTGGAGTTGTCCATGCTATCCCTACTACTGGTAAGCTTACTGGTAAGGGTGCAGGTACATTGGCACCAGACTTCGCAGGCATTCTGTGCATTGATGATGTTATCAAACCTGATGACGCTAACAGTCCTACTGAGCGTGATAAGGTAAACAACAGATTCCAGAATACAATATTAAGCCGTCTAGCTTCTGAGACTACCCCACTAGTTGTGATAATGCAACGGCTACATGCTGATGACCTATGTGGGTTCATCATGAAAGGTAACACCTCAGACACATATGACTGGCTTAACATACCCGGCATAGTGACTCCTGAGACAGGATCAGCCGATTGGTATCAGAAACAGATTGATGACTACGGGTACACCTCGGTCAACCCTATCTTATATAGTCTACCAGAGTCTGAAATGCGTAAGTATGAGACTCATATGTTTGAAGGTAAGGAGCAGTTGGTGTCTAGCTTCTGGTCAGTCCGTAAGAACCTAAAGAGTTTGCTAGGACTTTACATTAAAGATGCCTATACCTTCTTCTCTCAGTACATGGGTATGCCTGTTGGCAAAGGTAAGGCTGCTCTAAAGGCAGAGGACATATACTCTTACAACAATGTAGAAGACTTCCGCATACGCTATACCTTCATCACAGCTGATACTGCTGCTACTACTCAGACCTACTCCGATTATTCAGTTGCATGCCTTTGGGGTGTGACAACTAACAAGGAGCTGATACTGATAGATTGCATTATTGACAAGTGGGAAGTGCCAGAACTCATACCAGCTATGAGAGATTTCTGGAGGAAGCATAGTGAGTTTGATATGTCTAGGCCAACTATGCAGCCTCAGGCATTCTACATGGAAGATAAATCCTCAGGCCTGTTCCTTAACCAGCAGTTTCTGAAGGATGGTACAGTAAATGTCAGGCCAGTACCTAGAGATGGTACGGTTGGCAACGATAAATTTTCACGCTTTCTGAATACATTACCCTACTTTAAAGCAGGACGTATTCGACTTCCTAGAAGTCACGAGCATTATGATTACATTAAAAGAGAACTCCTTGGTCAATCCGAATATGGTAGTGCAACTGGACACGATGATGCAGCTGATAACTTCTCAGACGCTGTGGCTATTGCATTTGCTAACGAGGGTATGTCTTACGGAGACTGGAGCTAATATGTTAAGAACACGGCTAGACGGTCGATCTGAGAAGAACGACACAGTACTATTCATTGATGAAGACGGAAATACTATAGGTCGCGTAACTGTAGCCAGTAATTCTAAAGTCGAACTAGAAATTGAAACAAATCCCTCCATTCATCTTGCTAAGCCAAGTGGCTGGACATCTAAATAGGAGTTAGTATGGAACTTACTACTGAATGGACATTGATATCCTCCTCATCAGTTGTGGTGCAGAAACAAGGAAACAGTCCAGTAGCTTTAGTCTATTCTGTAGGTGAGCCCTCTTCAAGTGTTGGAAGTTTATTCACCCTACAAGAGAGTGTAGCTCACATATTCCCGGCAGTGGACGGAGAAGGTATCTGGGCTAGGGCAACTAAGGAACTTGCAACTATAACAGTAGCGGAGTTTACTTCATCAGGAGCTAGTGGAGATGTAGTTATAGCCAGTAAGAACGGTGGCTTCATGGACTACAATGACACTGCCACATCTGCCAGTCCTATAGCGTTACAGGCAGATGTGTGGACTAGGATAACTAATGATGGAGCTGGTGCCTTTACTAATAAAGGTTTTAGCCCTTACGGAGTTACAGAGTTAATGAACAGTAGCGGCTATATTGACCCTACAGAGTTATCTCTAGGTGACTTCTTTCTCGTCAGAAATGACTATACCCTAACCCCAGCCACCAATAATCAAGCTGTTCAGTTTAGATATACTTTAGGTGGAGGTGGAGGTTCTTATACACTATCTAAGAATATGGGAAGGATGGATGAAGGTTCTGGCATACCTTACCGTTACTCTTTAGGTGTGGATGAAATCTACATGGGAGATACCAATACCTTAAACAATGTTATAGGTCTTGAGATTAAGACATCAGGTAATGGCCAGCTTGTGAATGCTGGATCGGTGGTCTCTGTAGTGAGGAGAACAGTTTAATGAGTATAAAAATATATAAAGACTTAGAAGCTAACTCTATATTTATAGAAGATGCTAACGGTGCACAGTTTGTAAATAGCCTACAAGCTACTGTGCCTGTAGACAAAGTAACCATCATAGACCTAGCTAGACAAATTGAGATTGTTTCTGAAGTTGATCACTCTGATTTTGTAGATAAGGATGACAATCCATACACAGGTTCTGAGATAGATGTGTGCAACACCTTAAATGCTATGTTCTCAAGTGCGGGTACTCCTACCAATGAAGCTCCTACAGTCACTAGCTCTCTAAGTGTATCCTTGACTCAAGGGGAAACACTGAACTATGAGCTTACTGCCGACTTAGGAGTAGGCTACGAATGGGACCTGTCCTCTGTTGTGGGTGTTACCACAGTAGAAGGCAACCCTAGAAAGCTTATAGGAGGGTCCTCATTAGTGGAGGGCACTTACTCCATACCTGTTAAGGCTATAAACTATAACGGGGAAGATTCTCAGACGTTAACTTTGACAGTATCCAGTCCTCCGTTTGCAAATACAAAGAGTACTAAGTTTGAGAACCAAGACTACATAGGGGCCAACGCTTCCCTGCTAAGTGGCATACTAGGCCGTTCTGGAAATGGTTCGGGTGCTTCTGATTCTTGGTCAGTATCTTTTTGGTACAACGCAAGTACGTCCTCACAAGGGCAAACCATATTCTATTACGGGGATTCTACCACTACTAATGGAGGCCATATAGTACTCCATCAGGTAAATGCAAGTGGTGGAAAGTGCTTAAGGTTTAGGTATGGACATCAGTATAATAGGATTCAGCTGCAAACACAAGCGGCAACACTTACTCCTAACACTTGGCAGCATGTGTTGATTACTTATGATGGCGGTACTACAGGATCTCAAAGTACTCAGATAAATGACTACTACGGTAGGTTTAATATCTACATTGATGGCGTACTGAAAAGTACCAGCAACAGCCATACAGCGTTCGGGTACAATGGAGATATACCTTCCGATAACTTTAGAGTAGGTAGGTATAGTGCAGGGAATTACATGAGAGATTGTAAGGTAGATGAGTTTGCAGTATTTGACTCTGACCAAAGCTCTAATGTTTCTGACATATATAACGGTGGAGTCCCTAAAGATTTAGATACTCTATCAACACAACCTAAGCATTGGTGGAGAATGGGTGACGGAGATACTTATCCTTACCTGCAAGATAGTGGTACAGAAGCTAATTGCATCTTCCAAATGTATAACATGACAGCGGCAAACATCATTAATGATGTGCCATAGTAGGAGATACGAATGGAAATAACATCCACATGGGTAGAGGTATCCTCAACCTCAGCAGTGCTGCAAAGGCATGGCCCTTACCCGGTCGTGCTCGCGTACTCTGACGGTGCACCTACCACAGATGACAATAACTTTACTCTACCAGATAACTCCCCAAGCTTCTTTCCGGCAGCAACAGGAGAATCTATCTGGGCTAGGTCAGGCATTTGGTCTTCCCGGTTGTCTGTAAAGGAAATATCATAAGGACTAAACATGACTGAGACAATTATCAATGATGATACTAAGCCTGTCTCTATGTTTGATGGTCTGTCCAATCTTGCAACTGGACTAGGTACTGCAAAGGATAAAGGCACACAAAACAGATGGGACCATAGTGGCAAGAACTATGACCATGTTGCCTTATCAGCACGTTACCGGGAAGACTGGCTATCTCAAAAGGTATGCCAGATCATCCCACAAGACTTGACAAGAGAATGGCGAAAGCTTAAATCGGATGCTGCACAAGAGGCCGACAGGCATTTTGAAGTATCAAATATATTCCGTGAGGCTCATAAGTGGGCAAGGCTGTATGGTACATCGTTTATTGTCCTAGACATTGATGACGGTCGTACTACAGACAAGCCAGTGAACTGGAAGAACCTAAAGCCCGGATGCCTACGATCAATGCATGTTGTTGACCGTACACGTATCGTAACCTTAGGAGAGATTGATCAGAGGCCTATGAGTGTTACTTTTGGTATGCCTGATCATTACCAGTTCGTTAACACTACTTCACCTATTCACAAGGATCGGTTGATACGCTTTGAAGGTACTGAACTGCCTATCTACGAACGTCAACGTAACCTTTGGTATAGTGACAGTATCCTAATACCTTTGATGACACAAATGGATGACTTCCACACTACTAGCCGAGCTGCTGCTCAGATGGTACAAGAGTCTAACACTGATATCATCAAGGTAGAAGGCCTAAGAAACATTCTACAGTCTGACGCTGGCACCAGTGCTATGCTGAATCGCTTCTCAGAATGGAAAAGTATTAAGTCAGTCTTCGGAGTATCCATATTGGATTCGACTGAGGAGTATGAGCAGAAGAAGATACAGCTATCCGGTGTGAAGGATCTGATATGGGAATACCTAAAGATGGTATCCGCATCAGTCTCTATCCCAGCTACACGCTTCCTCTCTGCTTCACCAGACGGTATGAATGCCACAGGTGAATCTGACTTAGTAAACTATATAGAAACCCTTCAGGGGCAGCACAAGTCTGTATACGATCCTCGACTTATAGTTGTAGATCAATTACTAGCTGCACACTTCGGGCTAGGTGAGGAAGAGTTCGAGTACGAATGGAATTGTATCTTCCCTGAGTCTGCTGCACAGAAGGCTGAGCGATTGCGCCTGAAGTCTGAGGAGATGTTGAACTATACCACAGCGGGTATCCTAAGTCCTGAGTCTGCACTAAACGAACTCAAGGAGTATGGATCAGTATCGAAGGATGCCGTAGTAGGCATTGACCCGAATAAACTACCACCAACTACAGGAAAACCTAATGGCGATTCTAAGTGATGTAAAACTCGCTGACCGTATCGAAGTACCTACGGAGCGAAAGCTTACCGACTCTGGCCAGATGCATGTACCATGCGCCTTTGCCCGTACTGGTTCGCAACTATACTCAGCCAAGCAGCTGGGCATACAAGATGAAGATCCTAATAAAGTAATCACAGTATGGCGTGATGAAGCTGATGTGTTCGCTGAAGACTCTATGAGTACCTTCCGTTCTGCACCAGTAACTATTGGCCATCCTAAAGATGCTGAAGGTAAAGCTATTGCAGTTACTGCAAAGAATGCTTCTGACCTTCAGGTAGGTATGCTTGAGGGCATGCCAGTTCGTGATGAGGATACCTTATCAGGCATGTTGATCCTAACAGATCAGGCTGCTATTGATGTCCTTGAGGATGGCACACAGGAACTCTCAGCGGGTTATCTATGCGACATCGAAGAAGTAGATGGCAAGTACTTCCAACGCAACATTCGTGCGAATCATATTGCAATCGTTGCTAAAGGTCGTGCTGGATCAAGCTGTCGTGTAGCCGATGAAGAAGTTGTAATGGTTACTGATGAAGATCACCAGCTAGTTGTAGATGAACTGGCCAAGGCTAACGCCGAGCTAGAAACTCAGAAGCAACTTGTTGTAGACTTCAAAGAGTCTGCTGACAAAGCTGAGCTTGCTGTAGAAAGTCTTAAGGTAGAACTAGCTGATGCTGTGACTGCCGCGAGTGAGGGCGTAATTGAACGCTGTCAAACTATCGAGGATGCTCGTCTGATCGCAGACATGCGTGACCTTGGTAGTAAGTCTATTGCTGACATTCACCGTCTAGTAGTAGAAGACCAAATGCCTGACAAGGACTTTACTGGTAAGAGCGAGGCTTATATTTCAGCCATGTTCGAGATCCTAGTAGACTCTTCTAAAGGTGAAACACCTATGGGTAAGTTACTGAAGCAACAGGAAACGCATGTAGTAGTTGATGCCAAGCCTGTGCAGAAAGTAGCTGATGCTCGTTCACGTATGATCGCTCGCCAGAAAGCTGGCAGCAAGTAACAACACCCTCCAATTATTAAGGAATTATTATGCCTACTCAAGATTTTAACTTATACACCAAGAACGGTTACGCTGGCGACTTAGTTGATTCAGGTCCTCGCGTTGTTCAAACTGGTATCCTAACTGATGCCACCTTAGGCTTCGGTAAAGCCATGTCCCGAGATGCTTCTGTTGCAAATCCTCGCGGCGTGAAAGGTGGTACTGCTGACACTGCTGATGTTAAAGTGTTCGCTATCTCTCAACGTGAATACAACCATGAAGCAAGTACTCGCCCTTCTGATGGCTCTACTTCTTACCTACAGACTGAATCAGTATCTATTATTCGTCAAGGCTATTTGTACATTCGCCTAGTAGGTTCAACTGCTGTTACTGATTTGTCAGTACCTTTGAATGTTGTTACAACTGCCTCAAGTGGTATTACTCCTGGGTCAGATGGTAAAGATATCGTGCTAGGTGACTTTACTGCTGTCTCTGCTGGTACTGGTATTAAAGCTACCTCTAACGTCTACCCAGACGAGCTAGGTGGTGAAGGTGATGTCATCAAAGTACGTATCGACATCTAAGCCATACTTACAACTCTATTAAGGTCCGTACACTACGGGCCATTTAAAATATTTATAAGGATTCTATTATGTCTAAAGTAGTAAAAGCGTACGCAATTGATGAAGTCTCTGGCAATCTAATGTTTGATCAAGCCAAGGTTGACTTTACCCTTGACGATGCTACGTTGCATCTCATCAGTACTGGTGTTCTGGCAACGGATGATGAGGGCGTATTCTTTCAGCGTCAGCTTGAATACATTCAGGCTCAAAGCTTTGATATCCTCTACCCGAACCTAAAAGGTCGTGAGTTGTTCGCACTCAATACTGAAGGTGGTGAAGGTATTAACTCTATCACTTACCGTAGCTATGACAAGCGTGGTGAGACTCAGGTGATTGCTGGTAAGGCAACTGACCTACCTCGTGGTGACATCAGCGGTGTAGAGAATACCATCTCTGTCAAGACCTTGGGTAATGCCTTTGGTTTCTCTCGTCAGGAACTTGCTTCTGCTAAGTTGACTGGCCTACCTCTTGAAGCTCAGAAGGCTAACGCATCTCGTCTGTCTTATGAAGAGAAAGTAAACCAGCTAATCTTCTTTGGTGATCGTGCCAATAAGCTTCACGGCTTCTACGATGGTCCAGCTGATGCACCTTGCTTGACTGCTGACCGTACTGTGGTAGCACAGGCTGCTGCTGGTTCTAATGTTCGCTGGCGTGGTGTTAAGACTCCAGACGAGATCATTGCTGACTTGACCACTGCACTGACCAAGATGTATGCAGATACTTTGCAGATCTTCCGTCCTGATATGATCCTCATGTCTGTTGCTAACAAGAAGCTGTTGCAGAACACTCCACGTTCTTTGCAGAGCGATGTGTCAATCCTTAACTGGTTCTTGGCCAACAACGACTTCATTACTTCTGCTGACCAGATCAAAGATGTAAACGAAGTTGCAGGCATCTACCCAGCTACCAACGATGCTGGTACTCCTACTGGTGCTTTGTCTGATCAGATCAAGCCCGGAAATGGCGGTGAAGGTTTCACTGTAGTTGCTTCTGGTGCAGACAACATGCGCGTTCGTGAGCCATTCCCTTACATGCATTTGCCAGTCCAGTACAAGGGCTTGGAATTTGAAGTAAACTGCTATGGCCGTTTCGCTGGTGTTGAGATGATTCGTGCCGCTGCTGTACAGCATTGGGTAGGTATCTAATCTTCCTTTACTAAATAGTCCCGGGATCTACTAAGCATAGGTCCCGGGCCTTGGAGATTATTTATGACAATAAAGCCCTCAAAACTTCTCTGCTTCGAGAACATCGTAGGTACGTGCTTGCTCTCGTTCTCTACGTGGGTAGTACTATCCATCTTCAGCGTAGGCAAAGCCGTTGCTGTAATACAAGCAGAGCAGGTAATTGATAAGCAAGTAAACGAAGAGGTGCGTGAAATGCGTGATCTCATCATAAGAATTGACAGCAATGTGCACTACATCCGAGAGGATATGGTTAGGTCACAAAGCGAAATCAAATAAATAAAAAGAGGAATCTAATATGAAAATTCAATCCAAACTACCATTCAACACTTCTATACTAGCTCGTCACAAGACTGTTGATAAGGAGTCCCAGACTGTAGTTATTGGTGGACTAATGCCTGAGTACTTAAACATTCCATCTGGCTCGACAGTTGAGTTGTCTGATGAAGAGTGGAAGAAGTTCTCAGCTGCCGCTGAAGGTATGATTGAAAATGGTGAGCTAGTCCTGCTAGTTGCTCCTAAGCTATCCGATAAGGAAGTTAAAGAAGCTCGTGCTGCTAAGATTGCTGCTGCTCGTGCTGTACTGGCTGAAGAAGAAGCTGAAGAAGTTCCTAAGAAGCCAGCTGCTAAGAAGGCTAAGTAATGGCTACTCTGGCAGACTTCCGTGTAAGACTTCCAGAGTTCGATACTTACACTGATGCTCGTGTGCAGCTATTCTTAGATGACGCTGCCCTTGTCATGAACTCTCCCGGCAAGTGGATGGATGTGTATGATCCTGCACAGGTATACTTAGCCGCACATTGGCTATACGCCGCGCTAAAGACAGAAGCTGGTGATGCAGGTGCCTTGGCTCCAGTATCTCATAAAGAGACTAATGATGTAGTAATCAAACGGGCTGTTGGCACTTCCAATGTATCTGCTGATGACTTCGGATCTACCTCTTACGGTAAGCGTTACATGTTCTATCGAGACATGATGTTCGCCGGGCCAGTAGGTATCTAATATGACTATGCAAATGACAGAAGCCTTTGACGCTGACATGCTGACAAGGCTTACCAAGTATACTATCTCAGCTGGCTCTTATGACGCTAACAATGATTGGGTGGAAGGCTCTCAAGTAGTCTCGACCATCTTCGGAGTTATTATAGCTGGTAACAAGTTCTCACAACTAGAGGAAGGTATCTCTGTAGATGCCATGCCCGGTGGTGAACGACTTCGTGATTATATAAGTATGAGCTGTATAGATAAGTACAAGCTTGATCATGGTGACATGGCCAGCTACAAGGGCAAGTACTATCGAGTCATTCAAATGAGTGATGAAGATACTTACGGATATCGTGAGTATCTGCTTGAGAAGGACAAGAACTGGAGCCCATCCTAATGAGATCAGACATACGTGCTATACAGTACTTCATAGATCAGATGGTAGGTATTCCTAAGTTCTCCTACCCAGCTAACAAGCAAGGAGAACGTCCTTCTGGAAACTTCTGCTCTGTAAAACTACTTGAAGAGTATCAAGAAAGTATTCCAGCTCAATACATAAAAGAACAAACTGATGAGACTACCACTTACCTTACTCGATCACTAGCTCGCCTACGCTTTCGCATTGGTCTAGTAGATGATGACGGTGAAGCTGGTACAAGGATCATGCATGGCTGGACTAGCGAGGCTATGAAGTCTCTTATGTTCAGTACTGGCTACGGCTTTATATTATGTACTCCACTAAGTAACGAGGCTGCTAAGCTTGAACATACCGAGTGGGAACCTCGTCAGGGCTTCAGCCTTGATGTGTATGTTGAGCGTAACTTTGAAGAGACTGTAGATAACATGCAGAAAGTAATCGTGGCAGGTAAGTTTATTAACCCCGGCCTAGATGAAATAATCTTACCAGACATCGTTGTAAATCCTTACGACATTGACTATCCAAACTAACAAGGACCATATACATGGCTATTGATATTACAGAATTCGCTAACGTATCTATCTCTGTCGCCGCTACTGGCGTACAAGGTGGTAACTTTGGCATACTAGGATTCCTAGCATCTGATGCTGATGCTGCCAACATGGGCAAGGACATCTTACCAGCTGAGCGTTATCGCTCTTACACAGATCTTACAGGCGTTGCTGCTGACTGGTCTGCCTCTTCTGAGGTTTACAAAGCTGCTGCTGCGTTCTATGGCCAGACTCCTACACCTACAGACTTCGTTGTCCAGATGTGTTATGAGACTGCTCAGGCTGCAACCTTAACTGGTGGCGGGACTGGCACTGCTGATGAATTGAAAGCTGCTATCTTAGGTACTGGTGACAGTGCTGCATTCTCTATTGAGATGGATGCCTTAGGTGTGATCAGTGTTACAGACCTCGACCTTACTTCTGTAGCCGCCCCTGCTACCTACGATGCGATTGCTGCTGAAGTTGAAGATCAGCTTATCGCTAGTGGACTTACAGGCATTAGCGTTACTCACAATGGCTACCAATTCGTTATCGAAGGTGTAGCTACTGGTGCAGGTACTGGCGTATTAGGTTACGCTACTGGTGCTGCTGCTGAGTTACTCGGCCTACAAGTACACCAATCTCAGCTGTCTCTAGGTATTGATGCAGAATCTCCTGTAGCTGCTTTACTAGTTGCTGATGATAAAGGTATTGAGGCCGTAGGTCTTGTTACTGATAAGAAGTGGCGTGACGTATTCCCAATCGGTGTTGACGGTAACACTACTGAAGAGATCGCTATCTATGCTGAAGCTGCTAAACGTATCTTCTGCAACACTTCTAACGACCTCTCATGCATCTCGTCCTACGTTGATGCTAGTCCTACTGATATCATCCATCTGTTGAAGACTCGTACCTTACGGTTCAGCTTGTCTACTTTCAGTAAAGATGTTAATGCATATCCATCAGCCTCAGTATTCGGTCGTGCTGCTTCCGTAAACTTCTCAGCTGTTGATAGCACCATCACTTTGAACCTGAAGCAGATGCCCGGTATCGCTGCCGAGAACCTTACACCTAATGAGCTTGCTAACTTACGTGCTCGTTTCGGTTCAGCCATTGTCCAGATCGGTACAGGTATCAATGCCCGTAACGGTTTCGTAGATTCTCGTATGGCTTCTGGCTCATGGTTAGATGCTACTCATGGTCTACTGTGGTTGGAGAATCGCTGTGAAGTTGATATCTTTAACTTGCTGTACCAGAGTACTACTAAAGTCCCTTACACTCAGGAAGGTATCAATACTGTTGTAGGAGTTCTGGATCGCTCCCTTCAAGCTGCTGTACGTAATGGGTTAAGTGCTCCGGGATACTTGCCAAATGGAGACTTCCTAGCTAAGGGATACCGTATCAATGCCGTATCTCTTGAGGACACTCCTAGCTCAGACAAGGCTAATCGCGTATACATGGGTATCTCTTTCGATATGGTTGGTGCTGGTGCACTACATGCAGTCGAGATCTCTGGTAACTTCGCAGAGTAATTTAACTACGGGGCTACGGCCCCTCTAATGAGGATACAATATGTATCAGTACAGCTTTGCAAATACTGACCTAATCGTCACAGCAGACTATCCCGGCAACACCAACCCAGCTACATTTAAGATTCGTGGCTATGCTGCTGGTGAAGGCCTGATTAATATCCAACGCCGTTCTCCTATTGCCACTACCATGTTCGGTGCCTACGGTGACATGGTTATTTCCATGCTACGTATCAAAGGTGGTGATGTAGCCTTCCCAGTTCTTATGAATGCTCCCGAGAATAAGTACCTGCAAGACTGGGCCAATTGGTTTCAGGCACAAGCAGAAGCTGGCGGTGAGTTGATTCAGCCTATCCAAGTTGCCTTCCGAGATAACATGGGTAAGGACCAAGCAGCATGTACCAATGGTGTGATCCTAGCTATGCCCGGTATGGTTCGTGGCCAGACTATGAACACAGTTACATGGGTTCTGTCATTCGAGAAAGTCGAATACGACCGTAATAGTGGTGCTGACCTAGATAACCTTTAAGTAATACCTAGCCCTATCTCTTATGAGGTAGGGCTTTTTACGTTAAACTATTTGGAGAAACTTATGAAAGATTACCACGCCGTTCTTAAAGACGGACAAGAAATTTATATTGCTCAATGGAGTGCTTCCGTTGCGTATCAGAACTTAACACAAGTATGTAAGGCGTTTGGCCCAGCTCGGGTTGAAGCTATAGCAAAGCTTGATGAGCACAGCATGGCCAATGCTCGTGCTAGTTTTATGGATGGCGAAGATGGCAAGCTCTTGTATGATGCTATGTCTCACTTCGTATGTACTGTAGGCATGGATGGCAAGCGTATTCTGCCTAACACCTTTGATGCAATGTTCTCAGAGGATATCAATGTACCACTTGAGATCTTTACCCATGTAGTACACGCGGTCTACGCTAAGTTTTTCGGACACGGCTCAGTAGAGGACAGCTCCCTAGCCAGCTAAATACTGCTCAGGAAGGTGGAGGTGTCGGACTAGACTACTCTGAGATCTTCCCTGAACTGAACGGTTATCTACTGAAGCCAGTACTGAATGATCCACCACTTTGTTCCTTGAGAGAGCTTGATGACGGTACGTACAACCTATACGACATAGAACGTATGCATCATATCATGGAACTACAAAAACATATGAACCCACCAGCACCGCCTCCTGAATAGTCATGGGGCTGAAGAGGCCCTACTATGGATATTATCACATCTGACCAAGCTGCTCAAGCAAGACGAGGGCTGGAGAATTTACAAGGCATGAACCTAGCTCCTGAGATCTTAGCAGCAGCTAGTGCAAAACTTACTGGAGTATTGACTAGCTACGAAGGTCAGCGTAATGAAGTACAAGGATCTTATAGTTCTGATCCTGATAGTGAGCCAACCTCACTAGAAGAGGGCTATGGTGGAATGACGGCTGCGGATTTGCAGCTTCGTCGTCTTCAAGGTGATCAGGCCAGTGACATGACAGGGTACTCAATGGGTACTCGCATGGCTATCAAGGACTTAGCCTCTGACCAGTTCCGTAGTATGAACACATACGGTGTGGCCAGCATTGCTGAGCTTGATGCAGTACGCTCACGAGCTGGTAGTGCCATGGAGATCTCACCACACGAGTTCTCACAAGGTCTTACCATTGACGGATCACTGACGGCTCAGAAGGTAACTACTAAAAGTGGCTGGACTTCTAAAGAGGCACAGAACTATGGCCGTAATGAAGTAAGGCAGGCTGTTAAGTTTTTGGAAGGTATAGGAACCAACTTAGATGTAGGTCCGGGCGGTCGCTTGAACCTGCACAGTGGTAATGCCGAGACTGATCAGAAGCAGCTTGATGAAATGGAATGGGCTATCAACTATACCAATACCCTAGCTGATAAGTATATCCCACAGGAAACCAAGGACTCTTCAATCTACGGTATACGTAAAGAGGCTACTCAGTCTGCAATCCTTGACCGCATGTTAGAAGGTACTCGATACAACAAGCCGGGTGCTGAAGGTTCATACTTCATGTTCGATGAGAAGAAGAGCTTGCCAGCCCCATTAGACTTAAATGTACCGGGACTTATCGACAACCGCGCAGTAGGTGGTTATGTAGCTGGACAGTACGTATCAGGTTCTGAATTCTCCGAGAGAGAGTATCAGCAGGCTGTACTAACTGGTAGTCACTCTGAAGAGTACTTAGCAGCTGCTGCACCTAACGTAATGGGTAGTCTGTTCCCTAAGCCTTCAGGTATCAAGTATGACTCACCAGAAGGTACGGAGTTTTATAAGAACCGAAGAGTAGCTTACAATCAGGAGAAGGAAGACTACCAGAGAGCCTCAGATATTATCAATGCCCAGATGACTACTAACCAGAACGAGACAGACCCTATGAACAAGGGCAGGCGCTGGTCAGGTTATGCAGTAGACCCTGAGCAAGTAATTAAGAATGAGCTGTACAATGATGCAGCCATACAAGGTCTGGATCAGGACACTCAATACTTAACAGGTGGTGAGAGTGAATCAACTAGACTTGCTGGTGGTGTATTCTCCTTTGGAGGTACTGCACCTGTTGGACATTATGCTGGTGGTGGTTTCAATCTACAAGGTAATGCTGTTGAGATACCAAGACTTCCCGGATTTATGGAAGGCACAAACTTTCCTAAGAACCTTAAAGCGGATCAACCAGACCGTGATGTGAGGCAGTGGAGTCCTACCTCATCTCCAGAGCAAATGATATCTGATGAAGAACAGTATGCCATACGTAAGGATAACCTAGCTAAGCAGGCCGAGTGGATAATCACAGCTGGACAATTGAACCCAGCATCCTCTACAGGATCTGAGGTAGGTGGCATGTATGGTGGTGGTGACAGAATATCAGACCGTAACCAATTCGTGCAAGATGGTTTATCGGGTACAGCCTTCGTAGGCCCTATGCCAATCCGTCAAGGATCAGATGCATGGCTTCAACAGCGTAAGGGTAATATAACAGCATCTGTTATCGGACAGTCAACTGAAGACTTAGCCATTGGCTTAGCTAATCAGAGACTTGGTAATGAGGCTGAGTTCGTATCCTCTGGCCATGTAAAAGAAGGTAACTTGTACGAGGATAAGGTAGGTAAAGATTTCATGTCTAACTATGGCAACAAGCTTGGCCTGACAATGAAAGAAGCCTTCTTTGAAACTAACCCAGACTTACCCGGCTTTGGTATCTCCCCAGATGCTAACCTGTATGATGAAGACGGCAACCGATCTCTCCTGGAACTCAAGTACTTGGCATCTGAAAAGTCGATGAACAAGTCTATGAAGACCTATGAAGATCAGCTGCAACTTCAGATGGCTGTGACAGGGGTTAAGTCAGCCCACTTCTATCGCATGAATAAGCGTACTGGTGAGCACAAGTATGATCTAGTAAGGGCCGATCCAGAACGTCAAGCAGAACTGATCCAACGTGGACAGAATGCACAGGAGCTTGCCTCAACCTTAACCGCTGAAGGAGTGGATGATTTGAAAAAGAAACTCGCAAGTAGTGGGCAGAGACAAGCTAACAAAGAAGCTGGCCCAGCTACCGTAATGAAGACTGAAGAAAAGGCAAAGGCTGCTAAAGCTACTGTCATGGATCTAAGTAAAGCCTCAACCAACCTGCTGTCTAGTGCTATCTCAGAAGCTAACGGAACAGTATCTGGTGACGGCTCAGGAGTTACTCAAATATCCAAGAAAGAATTTGGTGAGCGCCTTCAACGTGAAGAGAACATTAGTAAGCTGGCAGAGAACGCTGCTGCCATAGCTGCTGACAAAGCTATCGTTGACTCTGTGAAAGCTAAGGAGGAAAAGGCCAAGGCTGTAGCACCTGCACCTATGAGTGCCAACCCGCTATCTGCTGCTATCTCCGAAGCTAACTCTAGTCCTGCATTCGGTAACGGATCAGGAGTTACTCAAATATCCAGTAAAGAGTTTGGTAAGCGTGTAGTGCGTGAACAGAGTAAGATGGATTTGGCAGAGAACGCTGCTGGCATAGCTGCTGACAAAGCCATAGAGGATGCTGAGCGCAAGTCAGATGCAGATAAGGAAGCTGCTAAAGTTACTAAGGAAGCTTCCAAGAACTTGAAAGAGTTTGGAAGAACTGCTAAGCAAGCAGCTGGTATTATAACAGAACTAGCAGCAGTGTACACCCAAGGTAATAAGACTGAGATGGGTGATATCCGTCTAGCTGCTGCAACAGGCGCTGATGAGAACAATGTCAGGGGCATGAAGTTCGCACTAGAGCAGGGTGGCGTAGCAGAAGAAGCTACATCAGGACTTGTATCTAAGGCTGGCGTAATCTCCAAGCAGTTGGCAAACAGAGAGGGTGTTGCCGAGTTCCAAACTCGTATGGCGAAATTCCAAAGCAAGTCTAATAACGAGTCAGTAAATAATATGACTATGTTGGACTACAATGACTTGCAAGGTAAGAGTACTCAAGAAGTACTTTCAATGGCTTTGGATAGGTCAAAAGGTCTTGACGTAGAAGGTCGAAGGGATTACTTAGCAGAGTTGGGAATGTCTGACATGGCTGTAGCTGTGGATAGGGTAACTGGCCAAGACATGACAGATGCTACTGCCAATATTAAGAAGGATGAACGTCTTGATACTAACAAGGGACTTTCCAGAGTACGTCAAGGAGTACAAGAGTCTAAGGAGTGGACGTCTACCGGAATATCTGGTGGAGAGACTGCTGGCTTAGTAGTTGGCGGGACAGCTGTAGCAGCAGGAGTAGCAGGTTCAGCAACAGTTGCAGGGCTTGGTTATGTAGCAGCTAAGACTGGTGTTGCTGCTAAAGGTGCTGGAATGGCTGCTACAGCTTTGACCTCAACAGCCGCTGCTACTGGTGGTGCTATATTGGCTGCTGGTGCAGTAGGTTATGGAGTTGGCACAGTACTTAACAAGACCTTGATAGAAGGGACCTCAGTAGGTGACTCCATAGGATCTGGCATAGCCCACACCTTAGCCTTCTTTGGTAATGATGAAGCTCAGGCATCAGTAGCTGCTATGGATGCTTACGAGTCTTCAATGTCTCCAAAGGCAAACTCAACAGTACCAAGCAAGGACTTAGGAGTAGCTTCCTCACAATCTGCTTCAAGTGCTGGCACAAACCTGAACAGCAACGTAACCGTTAATGTCGAAGTATCTCCAGAAGGAGTCAGCACGACAGTGAATGACAATGGTGAGGAATACATAGACACTAGCACAACCTACAGCCAAGACTAGGAGGCCGTATGACTATTAAAAGATTTGGCCAAGCAGTTAAGATGGAAGTGCTTGGCCCTGACAGGAAGACAGTAGTATTTGACTCAGATGGGTTGAGGGTAGACTTCGACATCGTGAACATCCCCGGGTTCTCTCGGGGTACTTTCAAGGTATGGAACCTTACCGACAATATGGTAAAGCAGATACAACATGGTGAGCGCTACGTAAGGCTTACCTGTACCCTGCACGATGATACGCCTATGATACTTGCAGATGGCTTCTTTGTATCTAATGCGTTTGAACAGACTATAGTTCCTGACAGTGTAACCAATATCTTTGGTTACTCTGTTATTCGTAAAGACTTTCTGAACAAGCAGGTTAAGTTTACTGTAAGTAATCCTTCACTTGAGAACATAATGACTCAGGTAGTGCAAGAGACTAAGACTGGGGATAATCCCTTTCTAGGTAAGGTAGTCTACAAGAACTTTCCGGGAGCTGCATTAGAATATGTACCTCCCCGCTTTAAAAAGCCAAGGTCAGGATCTGTAGAAGGGTTGCTAGAGACTCTTAAAGTACCTTACCGTTTCAAGTACTTTACAATAGGTGAAGACATTGTACTAATGTACCAGCCTACTGCCGACAACCTTGACCAGACGGATCTGGTAACAGCAAAAGCAGATATTGTCCTAGACTCTAACAACCTTGGCGCAGCTCCTAAGATCGGGCCGGGCCAGTTAGTTGTCGAGTGTAATTTGGACGGAGAGATCAAACCCACTTCTATCTTGGATATATCCAACATAGTAACAGCAGCACCAGATGCTGATGAGGTAACTCTACAACTAGCTCCTGAATACTTGAAGCAAGCCATAGCAGGCTTTACAAAGTATCAGGCGTTAACTGTACAACATAGAGGCTCTAATTATACTGGACAGTGGGATACAATTGTAACAGCATCCAGCCCTACCAAGGGTAAGGATTCACCAATAAGAGGATGGAATGTGTAATGGCTAAACCAACAGCATGCCGCATAACCTTCACAGACGCAACCAGTGAGACCGAACAACAGATCAGGTTCCATGCTGTGATGGTAGAGCAACACGCAGCTAAGACTGTCGTTACCAAATTCCCGGTGATGACAGGATATGAAGTATCTCGTAATGCAATTAAGAAGAACAGAGAGTTTACTGTAACAGCTGTATTCACCAACACAGTATTAGAAGACGCTAACAACTCTGACGTAATGACAGGTGATATCAGCAAAACAATGCACAAAGCTCTTGGGGACTTAGTAGACAACGCACAAGTCTGCCAAGTAGTATCAAACCTTGGAAACTACGATCCAGTTGTATTTACTAGCTATAGTACTAAGACCGACAAAGATTGGTCCAATGCTATTATGATCGTACTCAAAGGTGAGCAGCTACAGGTCAAAGGTAATCTTAACAAGACTGCACCTACTGTCTTATCCTTCTCAGTACTATCAGATGAGGAAGCAAGAGTTCGCCGTGACGAGCTTTACTTACAAGGGTATGATGTTAGCTTAGAGTCATCCTTGTACGAGTGCACCATGCCCCTCGGCACAGACTTCGTAGTAGAGAACCACACAGAACAAGGAGTGGTCAAGAACACTACATTCGTCAGCAAAGGTCAGGATAAGACCACTGATGCATACGGGTACGAGGTCCACAGAGATCTGGACTCCGTTGCAGGAGACAGCGGGCAAACTGAGAAAGGTAACTTGAACGAGTCTATCTATGGCTCATACTTCGAGGACATATCTATCTCTAACGTAGGTGGGCCTCTGGACACTGATGGCACAAGCGACTTCATAGTAGCTCCAAGCCCTGACGTATTAAGTGGCACAAGCCCTGACAGCTTCCAAGACTTACCAACTGCCGATGACGTAGTAGGTTCTGCTTCTAAGCCTACCTCAACCCCTGCCACTATTATTACTAAAGTAGTACCTAACACCGAAGCCACAGAATCAGGTAACATATTATGATGAGCCCTGACCAATATTGCGTGAATCTGCCCGGCCGCATCGTAGAGTACTTCCCAGAAACTCAGACGGCTACGGTCAAGATCTGTGTGGAGAAGACCTATGGTGACACCGAGGTAGAGGCTGGCAAGACTATAAGAGAAGACTTACAGGACGTACCAGTACATACTCCGGGCGGTGGAGGCTGGCACATGACCTTTCCAATCAAGGAAGGCGATACGTGTCAGCTTACCTTTAGCCAGATCGGTTACGACTACTGGCTGTTTAATGACAAGGATGAATCAGGAACCCTATCAGGGCTCCCTAAACCCCACCTGTACCGTCAGTTCTCAGAAGACGATGGATATGCACTGGTAGGATACAACACGCTGCCACGGGCCGTACAGGACTACTCAGCGGTACATAGCCAGTGGAGGAACGCAGATGCCTTGCAGCAGATCAGTCTTAATGAGGATCTGTCCATAGACATCAAAGCTGGTACGACTGTCATAAACATTACTAAGGACGGTGCAATAGCCATCACAGCTCCTCTAGTGACCGTGACAGGCGATCTAACAGTAGATGGTACAATCACATCAAACACATCTGTCGTGTCTCCTAGCATGGTTACAGGCGGTAAGGAGCTAACTGGACATAATCATCCAGCTGGCACACCTCCCGGAAATACAGGAGCTAACAACTAATGGCTAATCTAGCACTAGACAAGACCACCAATGATTTGATCAAACCCTCACAAGGTCAGTACAGAGTATCCGAAGGTCGTTACACTGTTCAGCAGTGTCGATCTAGGTTGAAGGTCTGGCTAGGTGAGTGGCAACTTGATACATCTCAAGGGTGGATCAACTACGATGACTTTGGTAGGAACTACGATCAGTTCGATATAGAGACTCGCGCCCGTCAAGTAATACTTGGCACAGTAGGAGTACAGTCTATTGAATCAATGGATGTACTCTACAGCAATCGTAACTTATCAATCACATTCACCGCCTCTACTATATACGGCGAGATATCAACCACTGTCCCTTGGGGCATCTAAGGAGGCCGTATGGCTGGCTTAACAGACGAAGGCTTTACTGCTGATACCTTGAGTGCAATCCAAGCACGTATCGAGGGCAGACTAAAAGTATACGATCCAGAGATAGATCTGGACATAGCTTCACCTGATGGACAGAACGTATCCATCTTCTCATTTGAGGTAGCAACATTGTGGCAGCAAATGGCCATGGTCTATGATAGCTACAACCCAGACATTACCTCTGGCAAGGGCTTGCGTAACGTAGGCCTACTAACAGGACTACCTGTTGGAGCTGCCAGCCGATCTACTGTGAATCTCGCACTGGGCGGTACAGCAGGTACTCCTGTACCAAAGAGTTCTATTCTAACTGATCAGGACGGCAACGACTACAGCACATCCTTTGCAGTTACCTTGCCGGGATCTACTGAGTGTGTAGCACTACAGGCTGGACCTATTCTGGTCCCAGCTGCCAATACTTACACTATCAAGACAGTTGTATCAGGCTGGACCACAGCTACTCAGTCAGTTGACGGAAAAGAGGGAGGCATCGCACAGACTCCTCAGCAGTATCGCAACCTTCGTGATCGCACAGTAATGAGGAACTCTTCATCTGTCGCAGACGTCGTTGCTTCGCGCCTCTACGAGTTAGGACTTGAACAGACCTCAGTAGTCAATAACGATTCCTCAGTAGACACCTTACCAGATGGAACCCCTCCACAGAACCTACACATAACCGTAGGAGAATACTCAGGAGTGTCTCGTCAGCAAATCGCACTTACCATACTAGAAGCCAAAGGGCTAGGCTGCCCTACATGGTCAGTCGGTAAAGATGCTAGTACTGGAGGTAATTGGGAAGAGGTTGAGGACAATCAAGGGGTTACTCATAGAATCTACTTTGATGAGGCAGTTGCTGTACCTATCTATGTAGGTATGACTATAACCTTCCTAGACGATGACTATGCCGGAGCTGAGGAGCAGATCAAGCAAGCCGTAGTAGATGATATCAATACTTACATTACTGGTGAGTACGTTGACTGGTCTAGGCTGTTTGGGGTGATTACCCAGTTCGGTAAAGCCTCAGTAGACATTGACACCTTCGTGCCACAGCTGTTCGTTGGTAATAACGTAACACTACCTACTGCACCGAGCAATGTAGATATCAGCTCTTTTGAGTATGCTACTTGTTCTGTTGACGATATTACCATAACCGTGAGTAACATATAATGAACTCTGAATACTTTAATCCACAGGGTATCTTTCCTACTCAGGACAAAGGTACTCAGATGATGGAAAGCTTACTTCTTCAGCAGTACCACAATAGCCCCAACTTGAAAGAGTACATGGGAGCGTTCATAGCAGAGCTGGACATCCTGTTCAAAGAACTTGATAACGTGTACCTTGGTAGGTTTCTTGAATACGCCACAGGTGCACAGCAGGATGTTATTGGCATTATACTTGGACAGTCACGAGCTGTGTCGTTACCTAAGACATGGTTCGGCTTCAAGGATGGTGACACAGGGCTTAACCCTGCCGAGGCTGATCAGATGGCTGATGAGTCGTCACCCGCTGAAGGTGGTCGATTCCGTGATGAAAACAATTCTGGATTCGCTGTTACCCCTCTTGATGACTTCACATACCGTAAGGTATTACTAGTCAAGGCCTTATGTAATAACAGCCCTACTATGGATGTGAATACCCAGTACTTTATTATTCAGACCTTGATAGGTAAGGTCCCGGCATTGCTTGAGCTGGTAAGTGCAGACACTTCAGGTGTGACCTTAGGTGCCAATACTATACAACTTAACTGTGACAGGTCAGAAGTATCCTTAGAGGATATAGCCTTAGTAGATTATATGTCACGCTACTTCATCCCGACAGGGTTCACATTTATTATTAACAGAACTTAGATAAGGATCTAACTATGACAACTCAAACAGACCTGTCCTTAGTATGGGCAGACGGTGGGGGACAGACCCCTGTAAGCCCTTCCAAGTACTCCCTAGGCTGGGTAGCCGAGATACCTACTTTCCAGAACTTCAACTATGTGTTATCAAATACTACTAAGAACATCCTAGTATCTGCCGAACAAGGTCAGTTGCTATGGGAAGCTGGTATTCAGTATCAGGCTGGTGCCAGTGTAATAGATGGAGGCAAACTATACGTATGCCATACAGCAAGTCTTAGCGACTCTGTAACAGGAGCACAACCCTCATTAGATACAACCTTCTCATACTGGTCAACTGGTGCAGGCTTATTCGGCCCTGCTTCTGTAGGCAACCTTGAGCAGACTGATGGCATCTTAATAGATGGAGTCAACTCACGAGCTACTGCTACTACTTGGGACGGCAATGATGTAACTATCAAGAACTCTAATGCCATCATAGCCTTCAACATATCTAACGCCACAGCTGGACTGCCTAACTGGGCCCTTGGTAATGTGAATGGCGAGATGCTGTTTATTGATAATGGTGTGACTGTACGGCCTGATGGCAAGTCTATCATACCCGGTGCTGCAACAGTATCACGTATCTATCACGAAGCTCACCCGCCCACACAAGTTGAAGTAGCAGGCACTATCCCTGATGCTCCTGTTGATGGACCTATATATGGTCGCTCAAGTTCTAACTGGGTTAAGGTTACTAGCACTACAGTATCCACATCACCTCCACCACCCGTAGCAGGATCTGGCCAAGGCTGGTACAATCTTGATGATGGTATTACCTACATAGATATTGATGATGGGGATAGTACTCAATGGGTTCCAGCGAGTCCTCCTACATTGCCTGTTAGCAAGGCTGAGGATGTGAACTATGATGATGTATTAACCAGCCTCGGAGTAGATAACGTACAAGATGCTATTGTGGCTTTATATAACCTAATACCTTAAGGAGGCCTCCTATGGCTATTAATTTCCCGAACAGCCCTACAAACGGCTCGACATACACGTACCAAGGCGTGACATATACTTGGATAGCTACCTCAGGTGGCGGTGCTACCGGATACTGGAAGATTAATACTCCGGGTACATTAGGTCCAGCTACCGGGCCAGTTCTTGATGGCGGTACTAATAACGCATTGTATGCAACTGCTAAGGCATTGGAAGACTCTAAGTATGTTAAGGAAGATATAGACGAGATTACTAGACTGACCCATGGAGGAACTAACAGGGTAATTACTGCTTCTAATGGTGTTACTTTAGTAGGTACTGCTACTGCTAACATATTTGCAGGGGACCAAATGTTTCAATCTGGTGTGCCGGGTAGTGGCGGTAAGCTAGGCCAGCGTTGGGACAGTAATGGTACTACTAACTACTGGCAAGCTGTTGACGTAAGTAACGCAAATGCTGTGAACATAATGGCTTACACTAGGGCAACTGGTGTATCAGTATTCCCCGGTATAGTACTTACAGACATAGCCCAGCCATCAAATGCTAACTCCTTTACTCGTAAGGACTATGTAGATGGCCGGGATAATACTATCACAGCCAATGCTAATACCTATGCGGATACTCAGGATGCTTCTCACTCCACAGCTGATAGAGCATATACAGACTCTCGGATAATAGATGCTAATGCTTATGCTGATGCTCAGGATGTTATTCACTCAACCGCTGATAAGGCTTATGCTGATGCTCAAGTTGCTACTAGAGTACCCTCAGCAGGTGTAGCTGTAAAGACTGACAAATTAGTTATAGAGAGAGATAATAGCTCTAGTTACACAGTTAGTAACCTTGAACTTAAATCTAATGCTGGTGATGTATTCTTAGGCTTTCACGCAAGTGGTGCAACTGCTACTGCCTTAGTCCATGTACGTGGCTCTACAGGGTTGAGGATAGTTGGCAACGGAGGTAGTGCAAACTACTCAGACTTATCAATGAGAGGACTTACCTGCGGTCGTATTAATGTCACAGCAGGCTTCGGCGGCGAGGTAGGTGACTTAACAGTAGAACGGGACATACAGTGTGATCGTAACGGAAGGTTCGAGGGCATACTAGCATACGGCACCCTTACTCCTATCTCAGACAGACGAGCTAAGAAGGATATAGTCGATGCAGTATCTGAGTGGAACTTCCTAGATGATGTAGAGTTCAAGAATTATCAGCTGTACAAAGATCTGTACGACATGGATGCTGGCGGTGTGGATGCTCCTCTCAAGGTTGGTGTAATAGCTGATGAGATGTTGGAAAATGAATCTACCTCGGCTCTAGTAGTACAGCATGATGAGGAGATGGAGTTCTCTATGGGTGCTGATGGTAATCCCATCAAGGCTCCTAAGACTGTTAACTATCAGGAGATGTACACTAAAGGACTAGTTGTACTCAAGGAAGCTAAGCAGCGTATCGAGAGCTTGGAAGAGTATAGTAATGAGATGGAAGATAGACTTAGTGCGTTGGAGAAGGCGATATTAGGTTAGTAATATAAGTAGTCATGGGTAGTCCTTAACCGGACTACCCTTCTTCCGTTTAGATGAGAACCATTCCTAATAAGGTACTCCTCAATATTATAAAATATATGGAGATCTTGATAGGAATGATTATTGGTGGGTAGAGGGTAGGTACAGGCTTGGGCAGTGATGGTAGAAATAATATAATATATAGATTTCCTCGTGATGCTTGGTGTGTGTGTGTATAAAGGAGTCTCTATTGCTTCTTACTATTCTATTCTTTCTAAGGTGTGTGTGATATGATTGATATTAATAACTTAGTTCGTGGTGTTGTTTACGGTTCAGTATTCCTTGTTATATTCATCATACCCTTTGGAGGTTGATATGAAGCTTTATCATGGTACTAATGCAACCATTGAGCAGCTTGAGCTTGATGCTTGGCCAACTCGTAACATTAACGGCTTTGGCTTCTACTTCACTAACTGTGCAGAGACAGCCAAGCAATACGGTAAGAACGTGATCTGTCTTGAAGTTCATGATGACATTCGCTTCTCACCTATTGATAAGCGTTATCTTGATGATCCAAGCTTGTTTAGCAAGTGTTTAGAGAATGGCCTTGAATGGTCAACAGAACGACCAATTGATGTGTTTATTAATGCTGAGGATGTTTACTATGTATAATCAAACTGCTGTTAAGTCTATCACTACTTATATCACTACTTCTATCACTACTGAGGATAACACCATGAATACATTTGACCAGATGCTACATGACAGTATCAACCTAGAGTGTGACATGGTTGGCATGGATGTGGACAGTGAGCTGTACCTACAACTTGAGCGTAAGCTGGGCATGCTGAATAAGGCTATCGAGATCGAGATAGGCCAGCTACAGGAACGTGAGAGCCTCAGCTCTTTGAAAGAACAAGCCGATGCTAAGTATGACCAGATGGTTGAGACATACCATGACGGTGATAAGCTTGAGTATGACCTGTTGAATGATGAGCTAATTGCATTAGAGGCCCAGATAGTAGACATGGAAGAAGCTGAGCTAGATGCTGAACTAGATGCTGAACAGGCTAAGATGGATCGTGATGTTCAAGAGTTTCAGAACAGCCTGATCAATGTCCCGTTCTAAGCATTACCTGTACAGTAAGTGAATAACAAGTCCTCATAAGAGGCAACCCGGGGAAGAATCCCCAACCAATAAGAGAATATGATTATGAACAAGCTAACTAATAACTCTGCTAAGTCTTCTGCAATCACTACTGTCCTGTTCAACAAGGGCATGTCTCCTAAAGAGGCAATGGTCGTGGCTGCTGCTTTGATCATCAACCAGTCTGAGATGCAGTATGGTCTGGACATCTGGTTAGATGCTATGGATGATGCCATCTTCAACACTGAGATGGAGATAGCTGGTGAGGTTAAGACTGGCATGCGTGTCAACAACTGGCTTGCAATGGCTCAGTCATGTGATCTAGTTAATGATGATGGTACTGCTGGTGAGTACTTGCTGAAGCTTGATGAGGTTAAGCCTAAAGCTTATCCAATGCCTGCCTCTGCTACTCGTATCGCTCGTAATCGTAAGATTATCAAGAGTGGTGCTAAGTGCACTCCATTGCTTAAGAAGGCAGTTGGAGCCTTGCAGAAGACTGAGGTTACAATCGACACCTATATGCATGAAGTTGCTATGCAGGTCTTCCCAGTTGGTAAGCCTTGTGATGAGCGTTACATACTTGAAGGCTGTGCTAAGCTGATAGCTGATGGTAACGTGCCATGTACTTCAGAGTTTAAGGCTGATGATCGTGCTCGTCTTAACCAAGCTGATTGCCATGGCTCAAATGGTCAGTCATCAGACATGGCTCGTGCACTTCAGGACTTGTCAGGTGTTGCTCAGGACTATGACATTGACAAGGCTATCACATTGATGAACCACGAGTTAGCTGATATGATGTCAGTTACCTATGAAGAGGCTGTGAATGGCTGGAAAGCTGCTGGATCAGCTAGTGAGTTCATCAAGCAATGCATATCTGGTGAGTTCGAGGGTGTGAAGAAGCCATGGTCAGTTGTTAAGGCTGTTAAGACCTTAGTAGCTCTGAAGAAGGGTCAGAAGCCTTACATTGGTATGGCATTTGGCTTAGATGCTAAGTGTTCAGGTCCACAGTTAGGTGCTTTGATGACTGGTGATCAGAAGATTGCTGCTGCTTGTGGCTTCTCTGATGTAGTAGTTGCTGATGCTTATGCACATGGTAGTGCTAACCTAGTTAAGAACTTCGGTACTGTTGGTCGTAATACAGTTAAGAAGCCATTCATGGGTGTGTTCTACGGTGAAGGTAAGATGGCATACTCTGATGTTGCTAACTTCAACACTCCTACCTCTAACTCTAAGAAGCTCAAGACTAATGAGCTGCTGAATGTGGTCATGCGTAATGGTGATGACATGGAAGAGAATGGTGAGCTGTTTCATAAGGCTATTGAGTCTAGCTTTGGTGAGATGTCCACTCTTCGTAAGGCTATTCGTAAGGCTCACTACCACTTTGAAGATACCGACTATGGTATGCAGATGGTAATGAACACTACTAAGCCTACTTCATACTTCATGTCTGATGGCTTGGAGGTTAAGATGGACTACACTAACAAGGTGGACATCCACGGTGATGCTGTTAAGTTCGATTCAGAGCCTGATACTGTATCAATCAAGCTAGGCCTTAACGAGTTGAAGTTCAATGCCATTACATTCAAGACTGATGTGGTTGCATTGTATGATCACGCTCGTACTGGCTTCGTTAACCTGATTCAGGCTACTGATGCGTTGCTTGCTCGTCTAATCGTGAGCCACTTGGAAGATCTTGGTGCTCAGCATATCGTATCTGTACATGACTGCTTCCGTGTAAACATCAATGATATGATTGATGGTAAGCTACATCAGGCTATTAAGTTGGCTTACATGGATCTGTTCGGTTCTACAGAGAATGTGAAGACTAAGATGTTGCCAATGGGTACAGATATCATCAATCTGTACTTCAAAGGTGTTAGTGAGGCTGGTGCTAACCTTACATCATTGCCTAGCCAGTTTGCTACATCAGCACGTACTGGTAAGGTTGTGCGTAAGTTGAAGCATATCAATGGCCAGAAGCTCCCAGCGTTGATTAATAACCTTCGCAATGAGCTAGATAACACTGGTACTTCATACTACTTCGCTAAGTAAGGGAGTAGGATGATCTAGGCCAAGGATGGCAACTGACTGAGCGCTACAACTCTGGCGCGTACCGACCATAAAAGTTCGTTTAATGATAGCTATACCTCTTATTATCTACTAATTCGTCTTAATAGAAGCGGTAGTGCCCTAAAGCAAGGGCGAAAGAGACTAGTGCAGTGACTAGGCTCTAAAGAGAGGTATAGGGAGATTATAGTATAGGTAGCTTACAATCGTGTGGAGCCTACCTGATAAGCCATTGTTAGCAGCTAATCAGGTCTAATTGGAACTAGATAGTAGCTCCGACCCTAAACAGGTATAGTCAGAGGTAATAGTAACTGGCTAGAGACTGCATAGATACTGGGATTGTAACCTGATAAGGGACTGGATGGACTCTGGTAAGGGCTGGTAGGGAGCTGGTGAGTGGCTGGATAGGTCGGTGGCT